CCCGTGATTGTATTTCAATACACAAGATGCTAGTTGAGGTGTTTTAGTTCCCGCGTTAATCATAATCGGTGTCGCAGGAGATATAACTTGATTTGATAATGATTGATAATATTCAACCGCTTGTTCAAATGATTTAGTAACCCATAAAGCAACTCTCATATACATATGTTGAGGTCTTTCAATTACTCTACCTTCAGGATTTTTTAACAAATACATTTCTTGTAATGATTTCCAAGCAAAATAATCAAAATTGTAATCATTCTCGTGATTAATTACAGAATCAATATTTTCAGGACCATATTGTTCAATAGTTTCCATTAACTTATCGTTAATAATACCATCAACGTGTAATGTGTGCATTGTGTTACAGAAACTTTCATCAGTTTCTTTATGATACGCAGATATCGCCACTGAAGACGCTAATCTTGAGTAGTCGTGATGACTTCCGGTATACGCCGCAGCAATCTCATAAACTAACTTATCCAACTCTTTGGTTGTAATAACACCCTCAGTCGGAACTGAAGTAATCACCTTAATGAATACCTCATCAGCATTTACGTTTAATCCTCTTGCAGCACGTTTAACTCTATTGTATATTTTTTGGGGGTTGAACGAAACTTCGTCCCCCCCTCTTTTTTTTATCTTTAATGACATCATATTAAAAATCTTCTGTAAATGTTAATGACTCACCCAATTTAGCCTTTTGGTACTCCATAGTTCTTGATTCAAAGAAGTTACCCTTTGTTTCAACAGCTATCTGTTCCATAAACTTAAATGGTTGTTCTACGTTAAATTGTTTTTTACATCCAAATTTAACCAATAAACCATCAGTAACAAACTCAAGATATTGTTTCATCAAGTTTGAATTCATACCAATTAAAGATACCGGTATTGATTCAGTAATAAACTCTTTTTCAATCTCCAAAGCAGATAATAAGATTTCTCTAATTCTTTTTTCACTTGGTTTATTCTCCAAATGATTGTTAACCAAATGAATAGCAAAATCACAATGTAAATTCTCATCTTTAAAGATAAGTGAATTAGCATTACATAATCCTTGCATAATCCCTCTTGATTTCAACCAAAATATTGAACAGAATGAACCTGAGAAGAAGATACCCTCAACTGCCGCAAAAGCAATTAATCTTTCTTGGAAAGTTGAATTCTCAATCCAATCTAAAGCCCATTTAGCCTTCTTTTGAACTGCAGGTAATTTATCAATTGCGTGAAAACATTCGTCTTTCTCATCATCATCTGATATATAAGTATCAATTAATAATGAATACATTAAAGAGTGGATATTCTCCGCCATAAGTTGGAATCCGTAGAAAAATTTAGCCTCCGGATATTGTACTTCTTTTAAGAAGTTTTCCGCAAGGTTTTCATTAACAATTCCATCAGACGCAGCAAAGAATGACAATACATTCTTCACAAAGAATCTTTCATTATCAGTTAAATTTTCCCAATCTCTAATGTCATTGGATAAATCAACCTCTTCTGCCGTCCAAAATGCGGCCTGATGTTGTTGGTAAAATTCCCATATATCATTATGTTCAATAGGGAAAATAACGAATCGGTTCGGATTTTCTTTTAATATTTTTTCTTCCATTTTTTTTAATTTTGTGTTTGTTGTTTTTCTTTTCTTTTTTCTAACAAATCTTTGATTCGTTGTCTATTTCTTTCTTCAGTTTGTTCTTCAAGCCCTAAAAAGGTTACCGAACTTTCTGTATCAATCTCTAACATACCATTGTCAAATTTACAATTTTCAAAGACAATACCATCATCACCAATACGGGATTTAGTGATTGCAATCGTTGCTAGTTTCATTTCTTTTTGTTGTAAAGATTTTGCTACGGAAATGATTACGTGCCCAACCTGAGCTTTTTTTATAGAACCACCCATTTGGTCGGTAGTTACTACATCAGAAGATATTGAACTTCTGTTACCTTGTGTCGCAGTCCATCCAACAATATCCAACTCGTGACACATTGCCTCGAATCCTCTCATTACTGAACCCTCAGATTTCCATTCATCCCCCAAGTTTTTATCAGGTACTACACAATCAATGTAGTCTAATAATACCATATCAATTTTGGTTCCTTCAGATATCATTTTTCTAATTTGATTCTTAATTTGCATCATTGTTACGGTATCAGATGGAAGTTTTTTAAGTATCAATTCATTAGGCATTTTTTCCTTAATCTCTTGAACTTTAGTCATAACCTCATCCTTTTTTAAGGACAAATCATCCGGATGGATTTTTGTCCATAATGTAATGTGTTTACGTTGAATAATCTTTGGGTTATCCTCAAAGAATATTTGTAAAACATTGTACCCCAAATTAAATGCGTGATTTGAGATTTTTGTAAGTAAAGTAGATTTACCTACACCTGTTGGTGCTAAAATAACACCGATTTCACCTTTAGCAAGACCTCCTTTTAAGAGTCTATCTATACCCGGAATACCCATTGGTATTGGATGACGATAATCCTCATTTAGAACATCATCTAAGTTACTAAAAACACTTTCCGTTCCCTTATCGTGTTCCCCCACTTGTAATGCTTTACTTACCATTTCCTCTAATGTGTCGTAACTCTCAAATTCACCAGTATCGATGATTTTTTGAGCTTTAACCATTACTTTCTGTAACTCCTGTTGCTTACAGAACTTCATTGATTTTTCTTGTACAAATTCAGCACCTTCAAGCGTAGACTCCTTAACTTTTGTAAGGGTATCAATAATGATTTTTGCCGCTAGAGGTTGTTGTATCTCAGATTTTGTAATTTGTTCTAATGTGTCAAAGGTTGGTGTGTGTTCGTATTTTGTGTAATACTCCTTAATCATTTGAATGATTAATTTAAAGTATTTATTTTCAAAATAACTTGTTTCAATCACATCTATAATAGACCTTGAGAAATCTTTGTCGATAATGATTTGGTTTAATAATTGTATCTGAAAGGTACTACCTAGATACTCGAAATTTTTGTTTGACGCCATATATTTTTTCTTTTAGTGTAATAATAAATACTACACACTTAAGGTAACTTCTAGATATTTTTTTGTTAAATTTTTAGATGAAAAAATGTCAGTTAAGTTCATCAACAAGTTTTTTAGGTGTGGGCGTACATCCACAGTATATCTTATCTTTGGAGGGTACACTTTAGCGTCCACCTGTCTATGACAAATTGTCACATCATTTTGTTTGATGAAGATGTTAAAGTACTCCGGACCATCAGTGTAAGACGTTTCCAAAATAGCCGGATTGTTAATAATTTCGTACATATTGTCCGTCATATACGTTACGGTTTTCAATGATAATTGAGTATGAATGTCGTCTTTAAATTCACGAAGTAATTCATAAAGTTCCAATGAGTTTTTTGCCTCACTGTTGAACTCTCTCACGTTAAAAAATCTCTGCACAATGATGTTATCATTTACCATCATTAAGAATTCTAATTTTACCGATTCTTGGTCTTTCATAGTTTTAATTAATTGTTTTTAAAATTTCTTTTTTCTTTTCTTGTTAGTTTTAAAAAGGGTCTAACAAAATTAACCCACGCGTCATCCCCTTTTGGTAGATACTTAAAAAACCCATCTTCCATCATCATCTTAATAAGTCCTCTATGACCCCTCCCATCAGGGTCTAAAGTTTCCCTATAATATAATTCAACAAGTTCTTTAGCATCGTCACTAATTAAAGGATTTGATAAATTTATGATTTTTTCATTAATAACAAAATATTCATCACCATAAACCCCACTTTTAGTTTTACCTGATAACAAATTTTGTAATGTTTTGTTATCCTTATTCTCCTTCAGAAGGATTTCTGCCTTTTCTAAAATATCGGTAAACGAAACCGGTTTTTCAAGTAGCTCAGGAAAAAACTTAATAAGTGTTTTCTCACCCAACCCATATATCCCATCAATATTATCCGACTTATCCCCCGATAAAATTTTATAAGTTCTAATGTTTTCGTGAGGAAATTCGTAAAAATCACATTTAATTTTACTTCCAAGAGTGTAAGTCTCTTTAGTTCTTGGATAATAAACCGACACCTTATCGGAAATAAGTTGGGTAAGGTCTTTATCCCCTGAATAGATGGTTTTTTGTTCGTTCTCCGAGATTTGGCAATAATAAGCAATCAAATCGTCGCCTTCGTTATTATCTACGTTGATTTGTCTTATATAACATTCCTCCAAGTATTGTTTGATTCTCTCTTTCTGTTCTTCAAAAGATTCATCTTTGAAATCTTCGGTTATACGTCGTTTTTCTTTATATTGGGGGTAAATAAGTTTTCGGGCAGATGAATTATTATCTCCATCCCACATAACAACAACCTTATCAAAATTTTGTTCGTCTATAAAACGTCTAATTGTATTGATAAAATGCCATAATCCTCCTATGTGTTTTCCGTTGTGGTAAAAGTCTTTAACCCCACAAAATCCAATCTTAAGTAGATTGTTTCCATCCACTAATAGTGTTTTAGTCACTTGGTTTGTTTGTATTCGTTACTATAAAATTTTGTTACTCTTTTTCAAATTATCTTCCGCCCATAGTGGTTGGAGATTTTCATAATGACACAACTTATAAAGTTCGTCTTCTGTTTTTGCCGATGATAGTGGAATGATGTGGTCAATATGCCACTCACTCCTGTTGTCCCAACTCATACCATCAGTAAATTGGGTTTCTAAATGTTCTTTTAGAAATTGGGGAGTACAACCAATAATGTCGAAAGTTTTATTTTTTTTGGTAATGTTAAGAATTTTCAAGTATTTCCACAATCTACACCTCATTCTATTGGTTAAATTAAAAACAGGGTCACCATCTCTTCTCTCTTTTCTTTGTTCTTGTTTTCTTGGTTTATAATTTTCACGGTATTCTTTTCTTTTTTCCGGATTTTTATCTAACCAATTCTGTCTCATTTCTTTAATTTTTTCCGGATTTTCTTCTCTCCATTTCTTGTGACGATTATAAACCCATTCAGGATTTTTTGCCGTCCATTTTCTATGTTGTTCTAATGTTTTTTGGTAATTTTCTTTAACATAGT